GCAGCTCTCCGCAAGATTATAGAGTACAACAATAGACATTTAACTGAAATTCTTGGCGGTGCCCCAAAATATCTGGATGTGTCCAGATATTACCAATCAAAACTAGAGGATGACGACCCTCAAAAAGCCTTCTAAACACAGATGCGAGGGTTCGTCAATAGCAGGCAAAATACGGGCAAGGTCCCACTACACAGCAAGCTGATAGCCTTAGTAGCAGAGAAAGCTATAAATCAGTGGACAAACAAATTATTGGAATACGCACAAATGGGTCCAAGGGATCAAGATAAGTTCTTAAAGAAACTTCTGATTGATGACCCTGAAACAGGACACATGTCCACCAAGATGATGTTGAGCTCAGGGGGGGGAGGCCTGGATGGTGTGATAGATTGGATTAAATGCAAATACATGTCCAGTCCGCAGTTCACTAAAGGTTACTTAGGATCTAAAATGACAGCCTCCTAGAGCATGGTCTATAATGACCAGTAGTACAGCTATGATGCTATTAACCTGGATTATATTTGCTGTTATCTACTTAGCCAAATGTAAGGAGGTGTCAGGAGATCAACAAAGTCTCTTGTCAAAACAGCATTAGCTTGAAATGCAATAACTTACCCACTCACCACCAATACAGCTGGAAATGCTGGGTTTTATATAATGCCCAATGCAGCTCTAGGAGCAGGTTCCACCACCAGCAATTCATTCATCATAAATTTCAACTCCCCAGCCTTCAACCCAACCACTGGAGTTGAAACATCATAAGGCCTCAATGCAGGACCCTTGTTCGGGTCAATCAATCTGTATGAACAACTGTTTTTGTCATCTTTTGCTATTAAGATACAGCCTATAGTATCAATATAGTAGTCACAAGGTCTCATACAAATGATTTATGCTACCAGAGTCCTCAACAACTCACTGTAAGGTGTCAGCCCTGCCATACCACAATCTGTGTTACCGGGAGAGACATTTTACTAGGATGGTCCTGTCATCCATCCTGAGTTCAGATCCACTAGAATCCCTCAGCAATCTGATGATTTAGGGATCAGTGCATTAAGCGCAGCTATGAACCCACCCTTCCAGGAGTTCTTTTACGTACTCATAACAGGGTGTTAGGCTTCAACCAATGTGGCAACCATGACAGTGGAATACTGTTATGACTACAGTCCCACTAGTGCTGCTCTAAATTCTGTGGATGTTGATTTCGGTCAACCAGGCACTGCAACTGCTGCGGCTATTACCAGCATGATTAACAGGTGCCAAAGTATATAGAAATACACCACAGAAAAGATGATGTCCTTAGTAAATGCACTCAAATGTGCTAACCCCAGAACACATGATTAATTCATGAATGTAGTGATGTCCTTTGTAGGATCCAGGGGCACTATGGGATACTCATCATCACAATTGCAGGGTGGAGACCCCGCAATGGGCTTTGAAATGGCTTGAGATTCAACAAAGTGAAGTGATAAGGTTACCAGAGGTAGATCCCAAGTAACCGAGTCATGTAGCTTTTTGTTCTTGAAGAGGTATAGTAATACATTGCTTCCATTCAAGAACACAAATCTAACTCTAGTCGGGAGTAACTCCAGGGGACCCACTAACCCTAACCGAC